CATCTACGCCGTCGATATCTACAACTTCATGCGTGTTGCCGCCCCAATCGAACTTGTCTCCGATTTTGATGTTTTTTGTTTCTTCGTTATACTGCACGGAGATTAATGTTAATGCTCCTGCGATAGTGCCCGGAGTGCCGGATACAGAAACGTATTCCGGCCGCCCGTCATAACGATAAGCATTAGCGGGAATAGGATGTGCAATAACAATGTATTTATTATCTGGATGAAAGTCGTACTTTTCTCCGCTGACAACAAACCCCATGTCGTCTATCGTATATCCTTCGTCGTCCGTTACAGGTGTTTCGTACCTTCTGACTTCGAGCGTGAAGTTACACCTTAAAGCTCGTGATGGAGCGTTATTGGACTGTAAGTGTACAGCCCAGTCCAAGATATAAATGGAACCGTCCGGCTCGACCAACATGTCTCCCTGACGGATTCCGCTGTTGATAGGGCAACGGATGTTCATGTGGTTATCTGTATTCTCGTATCTGGATTTTGTTGAATCAGCATAAATCTCGCCGCGAACATAACTTGGTTGATAATCTTCTTGGTTTCTATCGTACCAGTTTTTTAAGATTTCAAAGTTCATGTTTGTGTTTGGGATATCCTGATTCAAAAAAGCATTAAAGTCTGCGGCCAACGTTCTAGGAACCCTAAACCGCTTGGATGTACCCTGCGGTACATACGGGATGCTCATTGGCCGTCACTCCTTTACTTCATTGTTCGATTCAGGTATTCGCCCATCGTTACCTGGTCTGCCTTGATTCCACGGAAAGAAAGATTCTGCGGCAGCCTTTTAATTGAGTTTGCAGTATCCAGCATCTTGTGCCGGATCTTCTTAAACCGTTCGATTAATTCCGGCGGCCAATCTTCTTTCTGTTTGTTACCGGAGAAAACATAGAATGCGTCTTCGACTTCCATAATCAGCCGCATCAGTTCAAGATTCAGCATTTCGGTATAAGAGATTAGATCGTATTCTTTCTCTACGACCGTCTCAAGGTTTTTGTTCTTATATTCAATCTTCACAACAAATTCACTCATTTGCCTTCAGTCCTTTTACGAAGTTCCAAGCGTGTAGCGAACCATCTTGTAGTAGATGATCCTGCGCTCGTTATCGAGATTGCCGATTGTGTCCTTTAAGTTAGCATACGGTTTGTCAGCGTTCGTGACTGTCAGAGCGTCGGTTGAATAACCAAACGTGTTGTTGACATCACTTTGAACTTTGGAGAAGAAGTTGATCTGAGCGCAGATCTGGATATACCTTCTTTCATCCAAAGGAAACACATAGTCATAACCGTAGTCTTCGGTATCTTCGATTGTTTTGTACAGTTCCTCGTCGTATTGATCGGAGCGGCCAGTATCGACGAAGAGCCTTTCAATGCCATCTATGACCATGTTGATATAGTTGGCATCAGTAAGAGGAACTGGAGTTTCTTGCCACTCCGTCTTTTCTTTCAGCCATGCGGCTAGTTTTGTAATGTTTAACATACCAGCAGCCCCCGTTTATTTACTCACTAAACACATCCGCCTCTGGAAGCTTGGACATGATAACTTTCATTTTGCTTGTAGGAAGATCCATTGCCTTTGCAGTGTCGAGAATGGAATTAAGCTCGATTGTGTCTTCAATTTCTTCCAGCCATGATTCAATATGTTTAGCTGATTTTTTCAGATTTGCGCTGATTTCTTCTTCGCTGAAATGCTTTTCAGAATAAGTATCTGTATAACCACCAAGATCTTCCAGCGTAAGATCTTTGCCGTCATCGCTCATAGGAACAAGCTCTCTTGAAGAAAACGGTTTCTTCTTTCCTCGCGCGATACTTTCCAGATACAAAATGTCATTTACCATCATTGGCAGAAAGCTGTCTGCCCGAATAATCGGCTGTTGTCCGCTTGTAAGCTTGACGCCGATGTCGTATCCGCAACGATTGTATACGCGGAACATTTTCATTCCATCCATAAGTTTCCTTCAATCCTTTCGTAATTAAGAAGAAGGGGAGGGCATATGCCCTCCCCTTTATTTTTGACCTTTTCAACCTTAGAGTTAACTCTAAAATTAAGAAATCTCGTGCGCACCAGCTGTGGGGTTCTTGCCAACCACGAAGGCAGCGCCAAACCACGTATACAGCAGAACCTCAGTGACACGGTCGTCAATGTTCTGGGAAGCCATAGAATTGATGCCGCCCTCGTTGACGATCTTCAGGTTGCGCATCTCGGCGGACTGTCCACCCGGAATGATGTAAATCCAGTCCGGATTCAGCACAGGAGTAACGCCGTCTTCTTTGTAAGCATTAGTCATGCCGACAACGTTAGCGCCCTTCCACTTACCAAGATAGCCATTGCCGTTGTGCTCGTCCAGCATATTGCCGGAGTAAGCCCAGGTAGGATTGCTGTTGATCTGCATGCCCGCAGAAGCATCCAGCTGTCCCACAGCCGCAATGTCGCCAAGCAGGGTAACGGGGCCCAGCCGACGGAAGTGCAGAACCTGAGACTCAAGCAGAGCAGGGTTAAAACCGCCGACACTCTTGGCGTACCAAGGAGTCTTGTTCACATTGATAAAACCAGCCTGCAGGACGTTCTCGACGATGCCCAGCTTCTTCTCCAGAATCTTGGCATTCGCTTCGCGAATCAGATCAGCCATGTTGAAACGGCCAGCCTTCAGATCAACGATGTTGATAGCCGGACGAGCGGAGATTTCCTTCGTCCCAACCAGCAGCTGGTGATCCGTAATGTAGCTACGGGCAGTGGTAGCGCCCTTCGCCTGCACATAAGCATGGATGCCATCCGTGCGGACTTTGAAGGCGGCCTTTTCGCCGTAACCAACGTTCTTCTCATCGGCAACAGCGCCGAGGAAGTCCAGAGCTTTGTTCTGAAGCTCTTCAACGGTGAACGCAACAATCTGTCCGATCTTGTGGCAATTCTGAGGATTCAGATCCTCCAGAAGCTCAGAGATCAGGTTGTTCGCCTTTTCGATCTGATCGGAGTCAATGCGTTCATTCTGATTCTGTGCGGCCAGAACCTTAATCAGCTTTGTGCCGCGTTCGATTTTAATATCAGTCATGTTCGTTCACCTCCGATTAACCGATCTCGCCGGTCGCCGTAACGCCGTAGGCAGTGCCCACTACGTACTGATTCACAGCTCCGCTCACAATAAATTCTTCGCCAACCAGAAGCGGGTGAGCACGCAGCAGTTCGCCGGGGGCGAAAGTCGCATTGCGTCCATCATATTCAGCGTTAGCATAGAAATCCTCTTCGTGAGTCTCCACGAAGTAATACCGCTTATTCAGCTTATCAACAACAAAGCGGTATCCGAGATCGCCGTAGATATCGGTGATCTCTTTGCAAACGAACTTAGAGGTAGACTCTGCGCTCGGCAGTTCCAGAGCATCGCCATTCTGAACCATCAGAATGCCGTTCGCAACGGGATTGGCCGCGCCGTTTACCAGTTCGCCTTCATAGATATAACCGGAAAGTTTGGTCATATATCCGTTAGCCATAACTAAATCATTCCTTTCGTAGATTTTGAGGATACGTTCTCCTCTTTTGGAACAAGGCTTTTTCTAAAGGCCATTTTCTGCAATAATACCTTTGTTCAAAAGTGTGTTCGTCTACAACGCAGTATTTTTCAATTGCTTCACATAGCAACATTTTTTCTCCGTTTATAACGACATGCCTATTGCTTCTTCTATTTCTGCAGTTTTCTTTTCTTGTAACAAATCTGCAGTTGTCTGGAGAATAGCCTTTGTTATTATCTATTCTGTCTATTTCTAAACCTTTCTTCCAACCATGTTCCAAAGCCCATGAGATAAATGCTTCTGCATTATCCATAGACCACTCGTCACATACCGTGATGCCTTTTGCACCATAGTCTTTGTATTGCGAATGATTTTCGTTTTCACAACGATAATGCATGCAATGCAGGATATTAAACAAAGGCTCATAAGAAAGCCCATGAACATAATACATAGCATTCTATCTCCTGAGTTTAGATTTCTGCTCATTTGCTGAGCAGGTCATATCCGTTCTTCTTCTCCACAGGCTGCAGCAGCTCCATATATCCGGGCTGAGCAGTCATAGAATCGACAAACGGGTTAATTGCCTCGGCCGCAACAGTCAGTTTTTCGGTCTCGGCGGTAACACGCTGTTCCTTGAGCTCTTTCACTTCTTCGGCCAGAGCCTTGACGGTCTCTGCCAGTTCAGCGATAAGCTGTTCAGCGGTCTTCTTCTTTTCGTCGTCGTTCTCTGTGCGGGGAAGATCTTCTTCGGAACTTTCCGCAACAGGATTTTCGGCGGGGCCGTCAACTTCAGGTTCTTCCGTAGAAGTCTCCGCAGGTGTTTCTGTAGGAGCATCGTTGGAACCTTCGTCTCCGGCTTCGGCAACACGCACCCCTTCTTCGGTCTCTACAAGAGTACCTTCGATGGTGTCGGATGTGCCTTCTGTAACTTCAACTCTCTGATATGCGGACTTACCGGTTTCGGTGTCGTACGCATAAGTGCTTTCTGTTACAGTTGTGGACGTGTCAACATACACGGCCGCAGTCTGGGCTTCTTCGCCCTTTTCTTCTTTCTTGCAAGAAGCGCTTTCAGCTTCAGCTTCTGCTTCGGCTTCGTTTTCAGCCGTCTCGATCTCCGTCTCGGCTACCGTTTCGGGCTGAGTCTCTTCAACCTGTTCAGTTTCAGAGTTAGTGGCTTCAGTCTCTTCAGCTAAAGCCTGCTCGGTTTCGAGCTTTTCAACATCCGCCATTTCGGTCTCACCCCTTTCGGTGTCTTCTGCTTCACGTTGCGCCACAAACTCAAGAGCTACGGCGTCTTCGCAAGCAGGGAAGGTGACAATGGCAGTCCCTTCCAAATAGTTGTTTTCCGACGCATCGATCACAAACGTTCCATCTTCGTCTTCCGAATAATCGGAGCACGCGATCTCGAAAGAAAATTTGAGAGCGCCGTCAGCAAAAAGCTCGGCGATAGCTTTGCTCAACTTCTTGTTGCGCTTCGGAATCCGAGCGTAACCTACAAGGTAAGCACCGCCGTCAAATGTTTCTTTTTCGAATTGATAGAACGATCCGATCTGTGTCGAATAGAACTCTCCGGTCTTTGCATTATACATATGACCGAGATTGGAGTATTTTCCGCTTGTAAGAGACTTGGTGTCTGCATACAGCGGCAGTCCAACATACCGTTCTTCGTCGGCGATAATTTCGTCAATAAAGGCTTCGGTAACCTTAACGCCATTAAGATTAGCTTTGGGCGTTTCGAGTATTCGCATCTTTACAGACATGAATACGTCGGACTGTTTCATTTCGGAGATGACAGAAGCAAAGCTGATAAATTTGGCCTTACTATTCATTGTGTTTCTCCTTTTGCTTTCAATTGTCAATGCTGGGAGTCAAGGCCAATTGAAGCTAATCTATATCAACACCGTAAGGTGCAGATATCTTGGCGCTTGTACTAGGACTCGAACCTAGAGCCCTTCGGTTAACGGCCGAAAGCTCTGCCAATTGAGCTATACAAGCAAGTACACCGGGGCATGAAGCCCCGGCTACTCTTCAGCCGCTCTCAGAGTTGCGGCCACTCAGGTTTCTGATAACCATATAACAAAACAAGCAAGTGAATTGTTTATAAGGACGCTCAGCTGCAAACGTCCTGTTTAACCGGTATCACCCATTGAGCCGTCTTCGTTGCTCGGCTTGGGCTGCTTACCGGTTTCAGACTTCTCTGGATCAGATGTTCTTTCTGTCTCATCAAGTTCTGGTCTGCCTGCTCCGTTGTTCTCTGTCGTTTCTGTCTTTGTTCTATCGACAAGGATTGAGTCCGTCTCTTCAGCTTCTTCTTTTCGCTGTTCGACTTCCTTATCAAGTGAGTATCCGTAGGCATCCAGTAAGGATTTGGTAGAGACAACACCCTTTGTCCACAGCTCTTTGCAAGCTTCGCGTAAAGCCTTTTTGCCGGACATATCAAGGGGTTGGAATCTGAATTCGGGAATCTCTTTTAGGTTGTAGGTACCTGGAATGACTTCCGTCAGTCTTTCGTTGACCCGGTTCATCAGTTCGCAGAACTTCTCTCTTGCGTCGTTGATTCTTGCTTCGGCCGTCTGCATAGAGATCTGAGCAGAAGCAAAGGTAGATCCGTCCTGAGACACGCCGCTGACGATAATGCCGCTGACACCGCCTGCTGAAAGGATGTCATTGTTGACGTCGCGGTATTTGTCCCATTGATAAAGATCATCTACATCAGCCTGTACAAATTTAGACTCCGCAAGATGGTTGGTAACAACCAACGGGAAGTTGGACATGCCGTTTCTGAAGATGTTTGCCAGTTGCCTTAACTGATTGGCGTCCGGCAGCATATCCTGTCCTTTGGTGGAATCACCGTACTGAACATGTACAAATCCACGGGTAGCCAGATTGAGTGTAGCCTTCTCGTAGTTTGAGATAAGTTCTTTCTTGGCTAAAGGCTCAAGGCAAGCCGCAATAAACGGAATAGAGTATCTGTTCCAGCTCTCCTTGTTGCCCTGCATAACGAAAGTGTTTTCTGGATTCAACTGTGCATACTGGAAGCCTTTGTTCAAAGCTTCCTTTACTTCGTCAGGATAACCTTTAAAATATGCTTCTAAATCATTATCCTTGATCCAGTTTTCGCGTATAGCATAACCCTTGGCCTTCCATTCGTTCTGAATGGTCTGACAGTCAAAATCCACTAAAGGCATGCCGTTTAACGCCATGTTGCCGATGACGCATTTATGGATCGGCAAGGTAATTAACTGACCGTTGAACAAGTAACATACGACATTGTAGTATTTCCAGTATTCCAACATAATACCGTTGATCTTCTCTCTCAGCCGCATTCTCTTGTACTGATCTTCGTACAGTTTGACGGTCTTCTCGTTCTTGCCGATAAGAAGCCAGTCGGAACACGTAGAAAATGGAACGAATACATGATGGACAATGCCCTTAACAATCGGGTCTTTGTCTGTGTAGTAGTCGGACAACTGATAAAGACTGACAATATTGTTTTGTTTGTCTCTTAAGATTCGGTCATAGTCGTAGCCGGAAAGTTCTCCGCTAAAGGTAATATTAGAGTTGGTGTAACTTTGGTACACATCCATATCGTCCTTTGTTGCGCCTACGACATCTATTCGACGAGAGGCTTTCGGTGCCTCTGCAGGCTTGGTTCTTCTGAACCTGTCAAAGAAACCCAAGGCACTCAGCCCCTTTCTTTAGAATTTGATTGCAAACCCAAGACTTGGCGCCCCGCGTCTGAAACGCTTGACGTTCTCTTTTTCGAGTTCGCTGATATAGTCGTTCGCCATTGCTAATGACGAGTATCTATCTTTGTGTTGTCCGGCATGCGGAACATCGTATGTCTTGTTGCCGGAAGAAGAAGTTTTCTCGACGATGTTGCCCATCTCGAACTGAAGAGCATCAGCTTCGAGGAAGATTGCCATTTCTTCTCTGGACATTCTTTGTTCTTCGTTTTCGATTTCCTGTTGCCTTGCTCGCATTGTCCTTTCCTGAATGGGCATTTCCAACATTCTCTTTTCCAGAGCAACTCTAAGGTTTGTATAGATTCTCTGGTTCAATGTGTTGACCGCCCTGAAAGGATGCAAGACTTGTTTGGCATCAGGATTCATATTGGGTTCATCGTCCACCACTAAAGGTGGGAACTCTTTGCCTGAAGCCGGGTCTAACCATTCTCTGTCGAAGAACCTATCGAAACTGTCTCCGACGCCTCTTGCGTCGTAGATAATCTTCTCCGTATTTGGGAATTTGATATGGTAGTATCTCCTGACTTCATCTGCGAGATAATCTAATGGTTTACCGTTATAGCTCCGCATGTTAACTAACTTTCTGGCGTAAGTTCCGTCTTTACATTCCGTGTATTTAACTACACTCAATATGCTGTTATCGGAACCTTTTGCTGTGGAAGTAGCAATATCCAGACAGATGACATACTTGGATTTTGAATTCTTTGGCTGTTCCATTTCAATCTTGTCCAATGTCCTGCATGGAGTGGTCAGATCAAAAGGCAGCGCCGAGTTGGAATTGGCCCCTACAAATTTGGAGCCGTACTCCATATCGAACGTAGCTTCAGGCATGCGCTCTTTTTCCTTCATGAAGAACTCCATGTCTGTTATTCCGTTTGCAGCCGCAGACCGATAGTCCAAGGCGCAACAGAACACAGACTTGTCTCCTTTTGCCATGCGAGTCAGGTCCTTCATGAAGTTCGTGTAATACTGATTGCTCTTCTCGCAAGCTGAAGTAATAGTAATTGTCTTTGATTGAAAGTCTTTGAATCCGTAGTTGAAGCAAACCTCTCTCGTTGTGTTACGAATAGGAGAGACAACCGCTTCCAAGGTATCTTGATCTACATCTAATGCCTCGTCGATTATGATAATCTTTGCGCGAATACCCCGCGCACTGTCGATAGAAGCTGAGATCAATTTGCTGCCGTTCTTTAACGTACAGCTGGAACTGTCCTTAGACACTTGAACTAAAGATTTGGAATTGGTTGCAGATATTTCGTTTGCTATGTTTGGATTCTGTTCTGCCAGCAATTTTAATTTGCCTAATGCTAATGTAGCCTGTTTAGCAGTAGCAGAAACAATCAACACGGTTGTACCGGGATATAGACAGCACAGCCCAAATCCTCCGAGCGAA